TCCCGAATACAACTTCGGCAATGTACTGGTCGGCTTGTCTAATGCGTTGCTCGACTGCATTTCTGTTCTTTTCAAATTCTGATTTTCCATTTTTTATAGTTTGATTGTCCCTTTTTTCCCAATTTTTAATGGCAGCCGCCCAGTTTAGATATTTAACTCCTTTGGACTGCGAATATAGTAAAGCGCTTTCATAATACTTAGCGAGTTTTTCTCGTTCCCAATCTGGGAACGCCTCTTTAAATATTTTTTTATTATAATAAATAGAGTTTTCAAATGAATGTTTTTTAGTGGGCGTCAATTCGACAGAATTGGAACTCTTCTTTTCATTATTATCATTATTAATATTCTTATCATTATTGTTTGTATCCCTATCACGTAGTCGATTGCGTTTCCCTTGCGTATGCTCTTGCGTAGTCTCTTGCGTTTCGTCACTACCTTGGTAACACTCATATTTTGTAATGTTTATAAGGGTTGTGCTTTGTTTCCCTTTTCCAATAATCTCTTTGGTAATCATGCCATCCTTTTCAAGCATAGAAAAAAACAAAGAAACTGATTTTGTATTGCTATTAAACAAGTCAGACCATGTGCGCAAACTCCTTGCGGATTGGCCTCTTTTGACTTCATAAAGGGAAAAACCCAGATTGATTTTGTTTGGCTTATGGTTAACCTCTAAAAGCATAATTAACCACCACTGGAACTTAATAGGGTCTGACCATATCCAATGCTCCTTTAATTTTCTGTGAACTTTAATCCAACCTATACTCATATAAAAAAAAACGCCCATCGGATTTTAGCGGAAATCTTCTGGGCGATTAATTAAAATAATCAAATTTTTATATCCCGCTAAAAATATAAAAATTCACAACTCAAATATCGATATTTAATCCAATAAAACGAAATTAATGCCCGATATTTTTAAAACTTTTACTTTGCCAGTCTTAGCCATGTGATATGTCCACTGGGTTGTTTTGCTATTCTTTTTAGCATACTCGCTAAAGCTAATCAATTTGGAAATGTCTATTTTCATGCTCAAATATATTATAAATTTTACAAATTACAAATAACAAGGTTTCTGGCCTCGTATTTTTTTAAATAAACTGATTGGTCAATGTCATCGTGTTTTACAGATACAAGCGCTTTGTTGCCCATGCCATAATAGTATGCAGCCAAACGAATAACAAAAGACCTTTGGACATTAAATTTGGCCGCAGTTATTTTGACGCTATTATTCTCAGCAATCAAAGACTCAATTATTTTAGCGTTGCGCTCCATATTGCTTAACATAAAAGGATGTTTGGTCTGCGATTACTTTAATTGCGTCAATGCGGTCATATAATGACTCCAAATACTTATTGAGTTCGTCAATGTCTTCGGTTATTTTGTAGCCGTTAGACGATGCTATAATGTTTGGAGCGGTTGTGCGTCTCAAATAGTTCATTATCACTCTGATTCTGGAGTCGGCCAAATCAAACTCGGTGTCGTTACCAGAGCGCTCAAAGATTAGTTTCCTCAATTGCTTGTTAGTGTAAAATTTATTTGTTTTTCTTAACACTGCCTCAATGAATTTAGCGCATCGCTTCTCATTGTCTGTGATTTGATAGGTTAACTCCTCAAATAATGCTATCATAAATTTAGTTCTAAGTTTTCGTTTGGTTCTGGAATGTAAACGTTTAAAAATTCGGTTGCCCATTGTTGCACCTCTGCAATGAAATCCATGAATTGACTGGTTGAAAGTTCACTGGTGCTTTTGATTCGCTCGATAAACTCGCCATCTGTGTTCGATTCGTTTGTCTTTAGGAATCTAAATTTCAACAAGTCGTGAACTTGCTCATTGTTTCGATAGTTTTCAAAGCCTGCGTCAATCAATCCCGCTTTAACAATAGGCAAAACAACGCCATGATAATAAGCATTTTGGTTGTTTGAACGCTTTTTGGTGTTTTTGTCTAAGATAATCGAAACTTCTTTGCCGTTTAACGATTCAATGTGAGCATCAAACATGCTTTTGTTTAAAATTCTCAGACGGCCGTCTTCAATTTTACCAATATATTTAGCTTTCATATAAATAAAGAAAGTAAAATGCCTGCAATCATTGGTAAAATAATAAACACAAATGCTAAAACCGAAATAAACCACAATAATTCGGCAAAAAATTCTATTGATTTTTTCATAACAATTCTTTTAAATCTATTTTTAAAGCCTCCGCAATTTTAACCAGTGTGCCGAGAGTCGTGTTTTTACCTTGCTCAACTCTTTGGTATGTGCTGCGATTTAATTTGTTCTCGAAAGCGAATTGCTCGGCTGAATTATAGCCGAGTTCAATTCGTCTGTTTCGAATTTTGATATTGATTTTATTTAAGTCCATCCGCTAATAAATTTATCATTTCTAATTGATTGGCTATTTGCTTTTTTTGGTTTTCAATTAATCTATCCCTTAAAGCCTCAGACTCTTTATACTTTACAACCAGTCTTCTATAGTCTTCAATAGTTTCTTTTTGGATTTCAATTAACTTGTCTTTGTTCTCAAATTCTTTAAATTCTATATTTATTTTATTTTCAAAACAAAATTCCTCAAAATCTTTTTTTGTTACTGATTTGTTTTTTATATAATGATTCCCATATGAACTAATTAATGTTAATTGATTGCCTTTTTTATCATAAGTTCTGTGAGAAAAATTGCTATCTGAATAATGAACATAAATTTCATTTCCTTTGGAATCCTTAATTACGATAGGAAATGCAATATCTTTATTGTCGGTTATTTTTAATTCTATATTCATTTTTTTTAATTTATTTTACCAATTGTTTTAGTTACTTGTTCGTGATAATTAGCCAGATATTCTCGGCACTGAATTACTTTAGCATAAATCTGCTCAATGATTTCGTCTGAGTGCTCAATCGTATAGGCGAGCCATCGTTGGTTTGCAGGCAAATGGTCATAACTTACGGCCTTGCCATAGTTAACATCCTCTGGCGTGTTCATAAGCGCATAGAATAGAATAAATTGCTTGCGCCCAGTGATTTTTAAATAGCCTCGACCCTGCCAAACATAGTCTTCATTGATTCCAGATACATTGTCCAGAAATGTTTTGCGGTTAAATGGACACTTTATATCCACGCAAATGTCTTCTGTCGGCAAAACGTCTGGCTCTCCGATTATATAATCGTCAGAAAATATGTCGATATTCTTTTCAGCAAAAGGAAAGCCAAGTTGCTCGGCCATAAACTGGATGGCTTCGGCCTCAACGGCCTTGCCTTTTTCAGTGTATTTAGAATGTATTTCCTCATGGTCATCCGCATACCATTCGTGTAAATAGGTTTTGCATGTCGCAGACAACTCGCCCTCTTTTTTTGCCTTGCCCATGATTTTGGAAATCTGTGAGCATCTTATTTTGAATGGTCTCATATAGCTTCGTCCATTAACATTTCTCTTTGCTCTTCAGTGATGTCGCATTTAGCTTCAACGTCTGAAATTGTGATTTCGTTTTTAGCCAATTTTTCGACAATCTGTTTCCATGCCGCCGAATCTTTAACCAATGCGATTTTTTTAGGCTTTGTTTCTGGCGCTTTGCCATGTGTGTTTGTTGTGTCACTATCTTTTGTATCGTCCAGAGCAAACATACCCCCGAGCGCAAATTTTCGAGCATAACTCGATGACGAACCAAACGACTGCGAAATGTCCATGCCTTTGCGGTTTGGGTCAATGCCTGCGCACCCAGTTGTCGTTACAACAATTCCATTTGGCAATGTTAATTGGACGCTTGACTCGCAATAAATTAATCCGCCCGCCTCTTTGATTTGGTCTGAAATAGTTAACATACAACCATATTTCACAAGATAAGGTTTTAGCGCTTCAAGTATATCCTCGCAATTGCGATACTTGTATTTGCCAAAAGCATTAAACTGATTTTTCGGTGCTTTTAATTCCGATTGAATTTTGATAAGTTCTGTCATTTTTTTAGGTTTTTTAGTGATTTGTAAATTTAAACATTTAAAGTATTTAATCAAATTTTTTAGCGAATATTTTTAAATAATTCGTAATGGTCTCGCAGTTCTAATTTAATGACTTTTTTTTCAGTCATTCCCAGTTGCGCCCGAATGTGTTTACCCCAACGTTCTAAACTGATATTTGCATCCTCTGGTCTAATGCCAGTTGTGGATTGTACGAAAATGACTTCTGTCTTTGGACATCCATCGTCCTCTTGTCTGTGTGGATAGGTGTGGATTAACTTCATGATTTGATTATTTGATTGATTAAAGTTTGGTTAACTAATGAGCCACATTTTTCAATTAGATGCAATTTGTCCGCATCGCTTTTGTAATTGATTGGCAGTTTGATAATGCCATGACATGCGAGCAGTGTCATTGCTTGGTCTGCTGAGTCTGGGTAATAAAGCGGAGCATAACAATTCGGCATTGTGAATGTCTCCCAGTTCAATTTAATTTCAAACTCGTCTTTGATAAAATGCGCCATAAATGGCTCTTCGATTCGTTCTATTAATACAAAACCTTGTTTGCTTAATACTTGCGCAAATGCGTCAATGTTAGTTGCTATCATTTTATGCGTGTGATTTTAAAGTTTTTACCATTGTCATAATAGACCTCAAATTCAAAGTCTCTATTTCTTGTTTTTCTGTAATAAGATACCAGAGAGCGTTGGTTTTTTATTTCGGTTTCCTTTACCGAATAGTTTTCGCCCAGTTTCATTTTGCCAATGATTGTCTGGTTGTAAGTTCTCGAAATGTCGCCTGCTTTTTTTCTTGCATGCTCTCTGACATATTTCATGGCTTCTCGCAACTCAATAAAATTACTTTCCACGCAAAGTTCTTTGCCCTCAAAAGCATAGACCATAACTTCGTTGCCGAATTGCTTAATCATGTAATCGACTCCATTTTCTTTGGCTTCGATTTTCCCTTTTAACCTAAAATTTACCACTTTTTTCCTTAATTAAATTATAAAAAAATTCGTATTTGTTCTCGTCAATGAATTGGTCTAATGGAATGAATGTCGCATTCTCTCCCTCGCCATCTGTCATGATAATATATTTGCCAGTTCGTCTGTTGGTGTTTATTTCCTCGAGCATGTAATGTTCTGCCAAATATTTATCCAATTCGTTTTCTGTGATTACCAGATAGCTTTTGTCCTCGTCTTCGTCTTTGGTATAATAGCCACCAATAATGTATGACGAATCACTCTCAACAACGTCAATGATTTCGCACTCTGAATCCACTGGCAAACTTGCCAATGTTTTCGCTTGTTTGATTGTGCTCATCGTCCTAAATAGTAAAATAAAAATGCCATAAAAGAACCGAATAAAATAATCAATGCTGCAAAACCCAACAAGGCTTCGTCTATTTCTGCAATTGATAAATGTTTGTTTTTTGTTTTTAACTTGTTCATGTTTTTTTGTTTTAAAGTATATGCAGTGATGGATGCTGCGCCCCTTTTGGTTTTTATAATGTTCTATATTTTGGATTTGTCCAAGTATAATTTTTTTGATAGCCCTCTATAATTTCATATGGAATTGATGTTGGTTCTACAACAGAAATTGAAACCCAAGTTCCCCAACTTACTTTGACTCTGTTTTTTTGTATGTCAATCTCTTCAATAATTCCAACTCTGCCAACAACGTAATCGCCTTTGGCTCTCACTACTTCTAATCCGATTGATGCGTTTTGAATGTTCATAATTTTTAGTTTTTAATAGTTTTCGTTTGATTCGATATTCAAATATCGTTTTAACTATTTAAAAAACAAAACTTTTTTTATTTTTTTTTAATCTTTTTTTCACAATCTGCGATTTTAAGTATTTAAAGCCACTTTTTAGGGCAAAAAAAAAGCCACACATTTCTGCGTGGCCTCTCCAAACTATGAACCTAAACTAAAAAACCCTAATTTTTGAAATTATATATAACACAATGGCCACTAATATAATTAAACCGAATAACCAGAGAGACCATGTGCCGCTCTGCTTAATTACTTCCTTTGACTTCTGCTCGACTTTCTTTTGCTCAACTGCTACTTGTTTGACTTTAACCTCTTCGTGTCTCACAATGGCTAATTTGCGCTTGTGAATAATCTGTCTGGTTAACTTCTTTGGCGCAGACTGAATTTGCCCCATCGTATCGATGTGAACTTCAAAGTCAATAGTCTCCAATATAACAACAACAGACGAATCGTTGACAACCTCTGAGACCTTTGTTTCTGTCTCAATCTTAATCTCGCTCTTTGTCTCGGTCTCAACGCTTGTCGCTTGTTTCTTGACTCCACAACTGCTCAAAATTATTGCCAATATTAGTATGCTTAATCTCATTATATTTCTTTTTTCTTTTTTTTATTATTTCCTCTAATTGGCTAATCTCTTTTTCTATGCTTTGTAATAATTTAGTCTTGCTCATCTTCAAAATTCAACCACTTCAACCTCTGGTCTATTAATTTAATTAACTCTGTTTGCCATTCAACTTTTTTGTTCGGGAAATATAGCAATGTGTTCTCTTCAACCTCCCACAAAAACTCTTTTAAGAAATATAATTCCTTATAGATGTCCTCATCTGCCATGTCTTCGATTTCCTCGTCAATTGGATTCTCTGGTTTGCCGCTCATTCTGCAAATATCGGAATTTTAACCGAAATTCCTCTCTTTTCGTCTAACAATGTAAACGCTTGCGCAGGCTTTTCGGGTTTAAATCCCGCCTTGTGTCCATAAGGAGACAAGCCAATCAATGACCCATTGACGCAGCAGCTTGTTGTTGGATAAAATAATTGATGGAAATGGCCTAAACAAGTGAAATCCGCTTTTCTTTGCTCATCTTTTCTTAACAAATATTTAATCAAAGGAATCGTTAACC